ATGAAGGATGAAGATAACACTAGACGTAGAGAATACAGTCACACATCGTGACGGCAAGATGCACCTTGATCCATTCGAGACAGACAACAGTCTGACTATGGTTGGTGTACTAACGGATCAGGGACAGGAAGACTTGATCGTCTTTGACCATGAGGATCGTGAACCTACCATTGGTGGCTTCTCTATTATACAGAAGTGGCTTGACGAGGCTACTGTCCTTATCATGCACAACGCAGCACACGATTTGCTGTGGCTGTGGGAGAGTGGCTTCAAGTATGATGGCCCTGTCTTTGACACGATGCTGGCTGAGTATGTCCTACAGCGTGGTGTTAAGGAGCCGCTGTCTCTGGAAGCATGTGCTGAACGCTACGATCTTGACACCAAGAAGCAGGATACCTTGAAGGAATACTTCAAGCGTGGATACAGCACACGCACTATTCCTATTGATGAACTGTCAGAGTATCTGTCTGCTGACCTACATGCTACGCAGCAACTGGCAGACAAGCTGATGTATCGTCTTAATACACCAGCGGACAGCGGTCTCATGGGTACAGTGGACCTGACCAATCAGGTTGCTGTCTGTTTGTCTCGCATCTATCAGCGGGGATTTACAGTGGATAAGAACGCACTAGAGGATGTGCGTGTTGAGTTTGAGAAGGAACGTGACCAGCTTACTGCCGACCTGCAAGCGCATGTACGTAAGCTGATGGGTGACACCCCTATCAATCTCAACAGTCCAGAGCAACTGTCTTGGGTCATCTACAGCCGCAAGGTAAATGACAAGCAGTTCTGGGCCACACAGATTGATCCGTACATGGATGACACATCCTTCCGCAGCTTGGTTGGCGCACATACTACCCGCCTGTCCAAGACACGTGCAGTGCAGTGTCGTGAGTGTAACGGCACAGGCTATGTACGTAAGACTAAGAAGGATGGCACACCATTCGCCAAGCCTAATCGCTGCAAGGTGTGTGATGCACAGGGCTACCTGTTCCAGCCTACCAATCAGATTGCTGGCCTCAAGTTCAAGCCGCCATCTGCAAAGTGGGCAAGTGCCAATGGGTTCAGCACAAGCAAGCAGAACCTTGAGACATTGGAGGGTGCAGCACGTGCCAAGGGTATGGACGATGCAGTGGACTTCCTTTCCAAAGTCAGACGACTATCTGCTGTAGACACGTACCTGTCGTCCTTTGTAGAGGGCATCAAGATGTTCACAAAGCAGGATGGTAAGCTACACGTCCGCTTGCTTCAACATCGCACAGCTACAGGACGCCTGTCTGGTGCTGACCCTAACATGCAGAACATGCCACGAGGTGGTACCTTCCCTGTCAAGAAGGTGTTCGTGTCACGCTTTGATGGTGGCAAGATTATGGAAGCAGACTTTGCACAGCTAGAGTTCAGGGCTGCTGCTTATTTATCACAGGATGGAGTTGCAATTGAGGAAGTTTCTACTGGATTTGATGTACACGCATACACCGCGAAGGTTATTACCGATGCTGGTCAACCTACGGATCGCCAGACTGCAAAGGCGCACACGTTTGCTCCGCTCTATGGCGCAACAGGCTTTGGAAGAACGCCAGCAGAGGCAGCATACTACACGCACTTCACGGATAAATACAAGGGGGTCGCAGATTGGCATTCCAGACTGGCTAAAGAGGCTATAAACACAGGGTATATTACCACGCCGTCTGGTAGGCAGTTCTCTTTTCCTGACGTAGTACGTAAGGCCAGTGGTCGCGTGACTAACTTCACGCAGATCAAGAACTATCCTGTGCAGTCATTTGCTACAGCAGATATCGTACCGATTGCTCTGCTGCACATTGATAAACTGCTTGACAGTATGCAGTCTTGTGTGGTAAATACTGTTCACGATAGTATTGTAATTGATATTCATCCTGATGAAGAAGAAAGGGTTATCCAAATAATTCAGGAGACTAACGATGCACTGCCTGACTTGATCGCTATACGTTGGGGGTTAGCGTTCAATGTTCCACTAGAACTTGAGGCAAAAATTGGCCCCAATTGGCTTGACACGAAAGACGTGTCGTGATATAACTATGATTTCTGACTCGAAAGAAGGAGTATAAAATACATGAACGAGATCACTACAATTGATACTAACAACTATGCAGCAATGGCTAAAGCTATGGGCATTGCCAATGAGGGTACGAGTGGCAGTAAGAAGTCTAGTACACTTGCTCGTCTACGCATTCATCACACACCTATCATGGGACTTGCCGAAGTAAACGGCAAGAAGGTGAATGTCGAAGTTGTAGAGGGCGGACAGTACAAGCTGGAGATTCCAGATGGTCCTACATACTACGCATCTGCTGCACGTATCCGTCCATACATGCAACGCTTTATGTATAAGCGTTTCGTAATGGCTTCGGGCAATGCACCTAACCGTTACATCAAGACTGTCATGGCAGACAATCTAAACATTGACCTCAAGGATAATGATGGTGGCTTTAACTGCGGTAAACCTGCTGGCTACATCCAAGACTTCAAGTCGTTGCCGGAGAAGACACAGGACTTGATCAAGCAGATCAAGCGTGTCAGGGTAATCTTTGGTACAGTTGAACTGGTTGATGCCACAGACGATCAGGGTAATCCTGTTGAGGTAGACGCCACTCCATTCATTTGGGAGGTGGATAATCGTGATGCCTTCAAGGGTTGGGGCGATGTGTTCTCTACCTTTGCGAAGCAGAAGCGACTGCCTATCCAGCATATGGTAGATGCTGCTACTGAGGAGCGTAAGCTGCCCAATGGCAATAGCTTCTTCCTGCCTGTGACTACAGTCAACCTGACTAACATCGTGGATATTGAGCAGTCTGATCAGGAACTGTTCACAGACTTCATGGCGTGGGTGCAGAACTACAATGAGTATATCATCACGACGTATGCAGAGAAAGCTAATCCACATGACGATGATGATGACATTGCAATCACCGATGGCATGATTGATATTGAGGAAGATGAGGTAGCCTAATGAAACACCCTGCTGAACTGGCGTTGCACCAATACATGGAGAATGCTGCTAACGGTAAGTCTACTATGTCACAGGAGACTATCAAGCAAGTAGGTCTTGATGTTATGGCTGCGCTTGGACGCCAGTTTGGTGGGGGCAATAAGCGCGATGAGTTTGGTCTGCGTATGTCTAATGTAGGCAGACCGACTTGTCAGCTTTGGTTTGATAAGAATGAACCAGAGAAGGCGTTGCCCCTACCAACAACATTCGTGATGAACATGATGCTTGGAGACATTGTTGAAGCTGTCTTCAAGGGGCTACTTAAAGAAGCAGGAGTGGAGTATGAAGGCGATAAGAAAGTTACGCTTGACCTTGATGAGAATACATCCGTCTCTGGCACCTATGATATTATTATTGATGGTGCTGTTGATGATGTTAAGTCAGCGTCTAATTGGTCTTACAATAACAAGTTTGAATCATTCGATACACTGAGCAAGGGCGACTCATTTGGTTATGTGGCACAGCTTGCTGGCTACGCTAAGGCATCAGGTAAACGTGCTGGTGGTTGGTGGGTAGTCAACAAAGCCAACGGCGAGTTCAAGTATGTACCGGCTACAGGACTTGACATTGAGAAAGAGATAGCCAATATTAAAGATACGGCAGAAACGCTAGACAAGAATGAGTTCAAGCGTTGCTTTGAAGCAGTTGATGAGACGTTCAGAGGCAAGCCTACAGGTAACAAGGTTCTGTCCACTGAGTGTGGCTTCTGCCGCTACCGCTTCGCTTGCTGGCCCGGACTGGAAGAACGCCCATCCGTAGTGTCACAGGCAAAGCAGCCTAAGACTGTCGCATACGTATCGTTGGCGGAAGAATATGCCTAACGCAAAACAATTCCGTGCAGCACGGAAATACGGATATAGGAGTGGACTAGAACATAGAGTATCTATCTATCTGGACGAACTTGACATTGATTATTTGTATGAGCAGGTCAAGATTGAGTGGGAAGACTTAGCCTACCGCACCTATACACCAGACTTCGTGCTGCACAACGGCATCATCATTGAGACGAAAGGTATGTTCACTGCTGCTGACAGACGCAAACATCTTGCTATCAAGAAGCAGCATCCAGCACTTGACATTCGCTTTGTGTTCGAGAATAGTAGAAGAAAGCTACGCAAGGGTGCCAAGTCAACCTACGGTGAGTGGTGTATAAAGTATGGATTTAGATACTATGACCGTATCATTCCAGAGGATTGGCTTAAAGAAAAGGGAAGGAACAAGCACCCTAAGTTTATCAAGTTTAACGGAACCAAAGTGAAAAGGAGATAGAGCATGGACATTGAGAACATAGAAGATGAAGACTTTGTAATCAGGATTCGTCCGACTGTAAATAACTCAGAGTGGACAGGAGAGATTGACATTGCTATCATATCATCCGCTGGCAATCCTCTTGATGATGAGGGTTACAGTCAGGTCATGCACTTCTGCAAGATGATGTGTGCCACTGTTCCAATCATGGAGCAAGACGAAACTATTCGTAACCTTGTGCATACATATGTAATGGAAGTTGTTGACAACGACAGTGACTATGTGCTAGAAGAAGATGAAGATGTGATTATCACTAAGGAAGATGGCAATGTGGTGCATCTGAGTTTCGGTAGCAAGACAAAGGGGAGTGCATGATGACGGACTATGGAAAGATGATACGAGAGTACGAGGAAAAGCAAACTGATATGGTGAACAGCCCACCACATTACAATGCTACAGGCATTGAGTGTATTCAGGCTATTGCCGCAGCTACAGATGATGGGTTTGAATACTACCTTCAAGGCAACATTATGAAGTATGTGTGGCGATATCGCTACAAGGACAAACCACTTGAGGACTTAGAGAAAGCCCAGTGGTATCTGGACAAGTTGATTGAGGAAGTGATGAGCAATGAGAGTTAAGGTATATATCACTATCGACATTGACCCAGAAGAATACCCCATACCTGCTGATGAGGATGTGGGGCTAGAGATTGAGGATGGCATCCGTGAATACTTCTATGATGTAGAGGGTGCTGAAATTAGACATATGAAAACATTGACGGAGTAAGACACCATGAACAATTATCTACCAACAGACTACCAAAATTTTATCGCCCTCTCACGGTATGCCCGATGGAAAGAGGACGAACAACGAAGGGAGACGTGGAGTGAAACAGTCACACGATACTTTGATTATATTACTAAGCATCTGGTCACTAAGCATGACTATCAGCTTTCTGATTCACTGAGAGGTGAACTAGAGGAAGCGGTGCTTAACCAAGACATCATGCCAAGTATGAGAGCATTGATGACTGCCGGTCCCGCACTTGACAGATGTCATGTTGGCGGTTACAACTGTTCCTATGTTCCAGTTGATAGTCCACGTGCTTTCGATGAGACTATGTACATTCTTATGTGTGGCACTGGTGTAGGCTTCTCAGTGGAACGTCATCACATTGAGAAGCTGCCTATCATCAACGAAGATATGCACGACACGGATACTGTCATAAAGGTTGGTGATTCTCGTCCGGGCTGGGCCAAGTCTCTGCGCGAACTAATCTCCTTGTTGTACGCAGGACAAATTCCTAAGTTTGATGTGAGCGAAGTAAGACCCGCAGGAGCAAGGCTCAAGACTTTTGGTGGTCGTGCCTCTGGTCCCCAACCATTACTGCAGCTTTTCGACTTCTGTATAGAAAAGTTTAAGGGTGCTGCGGGTCGCAGACTCTATCCCATCGAATGTCACGACATCATGTGTAAGATTGGTGAGGTTGTTGTTGTAGGTGGGGTGCGCCGCAGCGCACTTATCAGCCTATCAAATCTGAATGATGACCAGATGCGTCATGCAAAGTCTGGTGTTTGGTGGGATGAACCTGAGAAAAACATCATTCGTGAAGGGCAACGTGCGCTTGCAAATAATAGCGTTGCGTACAAAGAGAAACCGCAGATGGGTACATTCATGCGTGAGTGGCTGTCTCTTTATGAAAGCCATTCCGGTGAACGTGGTATCTTCAACCGTCAGGCTGCTAAGAAACAGGCAGCCAAAAATGGACGGCGTGATATTGACCACGACTTTGGTTGCAACCCCTGTTCTGAAATTATTCTTAGACCATATCAATTCTGTAATCTGTCTGAGGTTGTAGTACGTGCAAGCGATACACAGCAAACACTGACAGAGAAGGTTCGCCTTGCTACAATCCTTGGCACGTTCCAGTCTACGCTGACTGACTTCAAATATCTGCGTAAGATATGGCGAACAAACACAGAGGAAGAACGTCTGCTTGGTGTGTCACTGACTGGCATCATGGACAATGCCCTGATGTCCGGTAAGTCTGCACATCTTGGCATGAACATTGGTGCTACGCTTGAGTCACTCAAGAATGTAGCGGTTGAGACTAACGCAGCTATGGCAGCACAGCTTGGCATTCCACAGTCAACAGCCATTACCTGTGTTAAACCTAGTGGTACAGTATCGCAGCTTGTAGACAGTGCCAGTGGCATTCATGCACGGCACAACCCATACTACATTCGTACTGTTCGTGGTGACAACAAAGACCCAATTACACAGTTCCTTATCTCTGAGGGCATTCCTGCAGAACCGGATGCGACTAAACCTGACAGCACTACAGTGTTCAGCTTCCCTATGAAGTCACCAGACAGTGCTGTGTGTCGTACAGATATGTACGCTATTGAGCAGCTTGAACTATGGCTGATCTATCAGCGTCACTGGTGTGAACACAAGCCTAGTGTCACCATCTCTGTGAAGGAACACGAGTGGATGGATGTAGGCTCGTGGGTATATGAACACTTTGATGAAGTGTCAGGCATCAGCTTCTTGCCTTTCAGTGAACACACATACAAGCAAGCACCTTATCAGGACATTGATGAAGAAACTTACAATGAACTGTTGACAAAGATGCCAAAGAGTGTAGACTGGTCAAAGCTACAGGAGTTTGAGAAGGAAGACACCACATCAGGTGGACGTGAGTTGGCTTGTACTGCTGGCGTGTGTGAAGTAGTAGACTTGGACGCAGCATGAAGCAATATGCGTTACATAGTATAAATTATATTTATCGTTTGTAGCGTATAACATATACATAGGAGTTGACAATGGTAGGAAAGATTGTTATAGAAGAACTAATAGAACACGAAGATGGTTCAGCTACTATAACATTTGAGTGTGATGAAGATGCAAGACAAGCACTGATTAGTGAAGGCATATTGTCACTACTCACAAAGGCAGTAGATGAGCATAATAAAGATTACAATTGGAAGAAAGGAAGGTTTGAAAATGA